AATATTCTTCCATATATATCAGCACCGGCTAAACCTAGACCTAGAGCTGTTGTTAATGGACTAGCTTGTGGTGCAACTTGAGCTGGAGCTATTTGTACACTTCCTAGACCCGACAAACCAGCTACACCTTGACCTAACATAGCTAATCTTCTTCTTGGATCATCAACAGCCATTTGTGCTGCTTGTCTTTGTGCATCACGAACTGCTTGTGCTTGAGCTTGTTGTTGAGCACCTAATGTACCAAGGCCTGATATTTGTGCTCTTGCAAAGTCTTGAGCTCTCGCTCCTAGTCCTGATTGTAAATTAGCTAAACCTATTTGGTTAGCAAAATCTTGTTGTCTTGCAGCTTGTGCTTGTTGGAAACCTTGTTGTAATAAATTAGATTGTATAGCCGCTCGATTCCTGTCACTTGCTGATTGATACTCTGCTCTTTGTACACCTTCACGGCCACCACCAAATGCACCTGGTATACCAAGTGTTACTGCTGCTTGTTGGTTAGCTCTTATCTGAGCTTGTCTATCAAATTCTGTTAATGTTGCATCTATAACTTGTTGTTGGTACGGCGACATATAAGATGTTGTTTGAGCAGTTGTCATAGGACCTGTTAATGCAGTTGCTCCTGTTGCAGCTGTTTGTGCATCTGTTAAAAAAGGTTGAAATGCTCCAAGACCTGTTGTTGGGTCTACTGCTTGTGTTCTAGCATCAATTTGTAATTGTGATTCAGGTTCAACTGTTGGTGCAAGTTCAGCCATACCTGCTCTTGTAATACCAAACTGTTGTGCTTGTGCTTGTCTTTGTGCAAACTGTTCTGCAGTCTCACCTGGTTGTTGAGTTGTTGCTGTAGTAATACTAGGTATACCAGCCTGTCTTGTAAGATCTGCTGCATATGTTTTACCTAATGCTTCTACGTATTCTGGTGGTAAGTTTCTTGTTTCTGTTATACCGCCTGTTTGATAGCCTACTCTGCCACCTGTTGCAAATGCATCAACACCTAATTCATCTGCTAGCATTTTTAATCTTTCTTTTTCTGCATTTGTTTGTGCAGCTTTAAATAATCTTGGAATTATAGTTTTATAATAAAAGTCTTTTGTTTTATCATCTACTTTACCCTCCATATCACCCATTAAAGCGTTTAAGATATTTTGATCTTCAGATATTTCTGGTATTAAAGGTATATTTAATTTTTCTATTCTAGTTGTTTTTATTTCTTCTGCCATTATGCTCTTTTCTTTTCTAATCGTTTCATTGTATTATACATCCTTTGTGCTCCCTTTTCAATGCTCCCGTTGCCTGCTCCTCGAACAGCGTCAGCAGTCATTACAAACTCGTTTTTAGATAACATAGCTGGTACATCATCTGCTTTTTCTTTTATACCAACTGGTACAAAACCACCTTTATCTCTATAGTCTCTTTCTTTAACTCCAGCTTTATTCGTTCTCATAATACCTGTTGGCATACCACCATCTCTAACATTGTATCTTGCAACAAATGCATCCCTACCCGCATCATCTAATGCAGAATACTCTGGGTCAAATTTAAAATAACTATCCATATAAGTTCTCATTTGTTGACCTACTGTCTCTCTTCTAGCAGCTAAATAATCTTCCATAGTTTCACCTGGCTCTTGTTCTCTAAAGTTTCCTTGAAAGTAACTTGCTAATAAGGATGCTCCTGCTGTAACAGTTCCCGCTGCTAGTTGCGCTGCAACTCCTTTAGGTAGTTTTTTAATTAAATTTTTTGCTGTTTCTCTTATTGTTTTTTTTCCTGTTTCAAAACCTGCGTCAGAAACTATTTCACCTTGATCTACTATTGGTTTTTGCTTATTAAATAAATTTCCTATTGCCTGTGTTCGCTCTTGACTTAACGGAGGTGTAAAACCACCTCTCAATCCACCACCCATTACTTGATCAGCTCCACCTAAAAATCTTGTACCAGCTCCAAATGCAGTTGTAGCAAGACCTTGTTTAAGTGCATCACTGATACTACCTCTTTGATCAAACCTTCCAATACCTCTCATCAATCCAGCAATGGCTGGATTAAAAGGTGCAACGAATGGTGCAGCTTTAACTGCAACACTTGCAAGTTCATTAGGTATAAGTTTTCTAAATCTATCTTTTAATTTACTGCCTAAACCATATTTTTTTCTAGGTGTAATATTAGTTATCCCACCTTTTCCACGCAGTTGTCTTGGCATTTTTGCTCTGTTTATCATATGTCAATTGTTTTATTATATTAAAAAGGCAGGGATTGCACCTGAATTTACATTAATACTTGTTTTTTACAAGTAAATCAAGACTATGATGTAACCTCTCTAGGCTTAGATTCTAAAGCTGAAACGACTACATGTAGTCTATTGGCTGTTGCCGCAGTAACCTTTAATACTTCACTTTCCTGTAATACTAAAGGTGCTGATAATAATTCTGATGTGCCATTAGCAGATATGGACTTTGTTTTAAATAAACTAAATACAGCATCTGATGTATCTGTAATAGTCACTGTTATAGTATCTGCATTACCAGAGTCTTCAGATACTAGTATAGACTTTATAATAGCCGTTGTTGCTGAAGGCACTGTATACAGTGTTGTAGCTGATGTAGTTGTTAAATCTACCTTCTTATTTACAAATGAATTAGCCAAAGAAAAAAGCCTCCGCTTCTGATTCGTCTTTTAAATCTTGTTGGTAGGTACTGTTTAATTTTTGCACGATACTATCCACATCTCTTACAAAAGATTGTTGTATTTGTTGATCGTATTCTTTAGCAGGTTGTGTTAATGCTTGTACTATTCTTGCCATTATCTTCTTCCATCTGGTTGTATGTCTAATCTAAATGTTCCAAGTTTCCAAAACTGACTGGTGCTAGTATTTTCCACCTTTAAAGATATTTCTCTAGCTCTAGCACGTGTATCTATTTTAGTTGAGTTACTATTAATTGTAAATGGACCTAAAGAAGAACTAGCTTTTGTTTGATTTGGAAAATCTTTTAAATTTAATGTAACTCTTGCATCACCTGTTTGTGATAAAAAATCTGGTATAACTCTTCTTATTTTCATCATAAATTCACCATCACCAGCGAGTCCTTGTTGACCAATATCAAAACTACCAGATTCAATGCTTGCAGTAATTGCAGTTGTCTGACCTTCTTTAACTTGATTTAATCCTGTTTCATGTTCATAATATGTTGATGTACCATCTTGATTACCAAAAACATAATTTGTGTCTGTATCTGCTGTTTCTGCACTTTCGTTATATTGAGTTGCATGTGGTTTACCAAACACAGCTGAGTCCTGCCATGCGGTTCTAGCTAATGTGCCTGTAGTCCACACTGGTCGCTCGGGACTTGAATCTAGATAATTATATGCAACCATTCTATTTACAACACTAGATCCTGAGTTAGGATAAAACCATATTACTTCACCAAATAAATTATTTAGTCCAGCATTAATGTGTTGTTTAGGTGTTGTGTTAATATCATCAAACACATGATCTTCAACTAAACATGGTAATGACTCTAATTTACCTGTATATCTAAAAAAACCATTCTCTGACATCCAGTAAGCTGTACCATCAACTTCCACAGCTGCGTTCTGTCCTATCAGTCCACAGTTAGTACCAACTTGTTGAAATGAAAAAGTAAAAGGTGGACCAACAAAACGCATGATAAATAATGCGGTATCAGTCCAAATATAAATTGCATCTCGACCTCTAATAGCTCCAACTATTTTAGATCCATCTGCAAGTCTTTGTGTACCTGCAGTATTAGTTGCTGATGGTGTATAAGTATTAATATCTTCTTGAGATGAAAATCTTATAAACATAGGATCTTGTGTAGATGATGTGCCAATGGTTGTTTCTGTTCCAAAAAATACTAAGTGTCTGTCTGGAGTAGACACTATACTAAACGCAGATGCAGTTGGTGCACTTGTTATAATACTAGCTCTTGTTGTTACAGAACCATTTGAATCCCATTCAAAACTTTCACCGCCATTTATTGTTCCAATTAATTTATTTCCAAAATTATCTAGTGACCAAAGTCCAGGTGCTGTTATTACGTCTCCTGATGCTGCAGCATTCCATGCAAAAAAGTTTGACGCATCTGTTACTGTTGCGCCTGATGAATGTGATGCAGCTGTTGTGCCTGATGCACCTCTCGTTAAACCTGACAATGTTCCACTGTTGTCATTGCCTGTATAAGTAATTAATTCATTATCTATTAACACTGTGCCCGAAGATGGAAATGAAGATGAACTTGCCATTGTTAAACTTGTTACACTTGTATTTATTGATGATGATAATGTAGATGTAAACTGACCTGTCTTAAAACCA